ATAAGTTGTGAAATAATTTATCCCATCTATCACTTTGGCATACTTTTCCTTTTAATACCAATGTATTTCTCAGGGATATATTGAAAAAAATCTATCACTAATCTATCACTTTAATCTATCCCTTTTGAGTTTTATGTTGATATTAAATAGAAAATTGGAGGATATATATGAAATATAGTGTTGGAAATTATTTTGCAGATACAAAAGAGTTTGGAAAGTTTAGATATTTTACAGATTTATACGAGGGTTATGTGAAGTATTGTAATAAGAAATCTTATCCTATTGTTAGTAGTGATGAGTTTATTGACAATATTAAAGGGTATGGGATTGTTGGAGAAGTAGTAGGAGGATTATTAGTTTTGGTATATCCACCTAAAGATAATGTAAATCAACCTAATCACTATATGATTGGAGATACAGGATTGGAATGTAAAGATCTTATAAGTGCTTGGGTTGGAAAAGGATATTATAGTGTTTTCTGTTTCTGTAACATAATGAAATATTTGGTAAGAGCAGAAAAGAAAAATAAGTTGGAAGACTACAAAAAAGCACTCAAATACTTGGATATGATTATTGAAGCTGGAGCAGACACAATTGTACTTGACATTGCTGATATAGGAATAGAAGACGGAACAAAAGAATATACAGGTGTTTATTGGAATGCAATTATTGCTGAAATAACTAAAGGATTAAGTGGTAGACAAGCATTATCATTGGATAGTGTATTTAGAGCCTTAGCAGATGAGAATTATCATTTGTGTAGGATTAGACTTGCAGATTTCATTGAGATGTATAAGGACACTATGCCTTGTAGACCACCTGTACCTGCTAAATGAATAACTAGGGAGGATTAAAATGTTAGATTTAGATGTAAAAGTAATAGATGATAAGTGGTGTGTGGCTAAATTTACTAAGATTGAGAATATAAAAGACAGTAATTATGTTGAGTGGAGCGATAGAGAAACTAGATTTTTTACTAACATTATATGTATAAATAAACAAGACCCTCATAAACCATTTCTTGTCTACAATAAAGATATAAACATATTGACATCATTGGTTGCTATTATAAACAGAGAGCCTATGGTTTGGAGGGCAAGATGTGGAAAACGTTATTATGTTATATATTTTAAGTCTTTATGAGGAGGAGTTTAATTTAAAACTCTTAACTGAAAAAGAGAGGTTGAGTGGACTACGTTTTGAGTTCAATGTAGCAACAATTTTAAAAGGAGACTTGAAAACACAAGCTGAATGTATCACTAAGTTTATTCAATCAGGAGTTTACACAATCAATGAGGCTAGAAACTTAATGGGATTGCCTAGTGTTGAGGGTGGAGACATTATAGTTATGAATGGTAGTTATGTACCGTTGGAAGATATAGGAATTGCATATAAAGACAAAAAAGGAGGTGGCGATAATGGATAAGAAATGGTTAGAGATTAGAAATGAGGCTAATATTACAGAAATTTATATCAATGGCGATATTGAAAATGATAGAAACAATGATGTTTTATATGAATTTTTTGATTTAGACGACCCTAAAGTGTATCCATTGGACGTAGCTGAGGCATTAAAAGGTGCTGGAGAAGTACACGTACATATCAACTCTTATGGTGGAGATGTATTCGCTGGTGTAGCAATTTCAAATATGCTTAAAAATCATAAAGGAAGAACAGTAGCTTATGTTGATGGTTTATCCGCAAGTTCAGCCTCTATAATTGCTTTTGGTTGTAATGAAATTATTATACCTAGTAACGCATATCTAATGATACATAGGGTAAGTTGTGGAATGTTTGGTAATGCTGATGATTTTCTAAAACAAATTGAAGTAATGGAAAAAATAGAAGACGGTATTTTAAACACTTATATGGAAAAAGCTGTTGCTGGTGTTACAAAAGAACAAATATACGACTTAATGAAAGCTGAAACGTGGTTTACAGGTGCTGATTGTTTAAATTATTTCAATGTAAAAGTAGATGACAGCATTCGTTATTTGAATAAAGTTGAAACAAAACAAAAATATAATCATATTCCTGAGGTTATAACTAACAAGAATATGGAATGGGCTAGATTAGAAAAAATGAAAAAAGAGATTGAACTGGAGGTATTTTAATGAAGAAATCGATAGAAATGAAAAAAGAGTTAGAAGCAATGAGAAATAAAATAAAAACACTAAAAGATGAGGGTAAGATTGAGGACGCTCACGCTAAATTAACTGCATTTAAGGAATTAGAAAACAAAATTAAAGAAATGGAAACTGAGGAGGCATTAGAAGTTATGAACGAAAAAACTAAACTAACTGTAACAAATGGAATGAACGCAAATAGATTATTTAATAGAGTTTTATTAGGAAAGCCTATAACAGATGACGAAAGAGAATTTTTAAACGCTGTTGGTACACCTGGTCAAGTTGAGGCAACTGATGGAAAAGGTGGATATTTAGTACCTGCGGAACAATTTGAAACAATTAAAGAATTAAGAAGAAATAAGGTAGAATTAAAGACTTTATGTAATGTTCAACCTGTTAAATCTTTAAGTGGAAAACAACCAATTGAAAAAAATTCTAATGGTGAATTAATAGCATTTGATGAATTGAACGCTATAACGATGAGTGATATAGATTTCGGACAAATAGAATACAAAGTAAAAGATTATGGAGATATAATTCCTATATCTAACACACTATTAGCTGATGAGACTGCAAATTTAACTGCTTACATTGGAAAAAGATTTGTAAAAAAAGCTGTAAACACTGAAAACAAAAAGATTATAGCTGAATTAAAAACTTTAACACCAAAAGCTGTCGCTGACTACACTGGAATAAATAAAGCACTAAACATAGATTTAGACCCAGCTATTTCAGCTAACGCAATAATCATAACTAACCAAACAGGTTTTGATTTCTTAGATAATTTAACTGATAAACAAAATAGACCATTACTTGAGTTAAATCTACAAAATGCGACACAAAAACTATTCAAGGGTAGAAAAATTGTGGTATTAGCCGATGAATTATTACCAATGAATACAACTAAAGCACCTGTTTTCGTAGGAGATATGACTGAGTTCATAACATTCTTTGATAGAGAAGGACTTGAATTAGCTGTATCAAATGAGGCAGGATTTACTAAAAACGCTACTTTTATGAGAGCAATTGAAAGATTTGATGTTAAAAAAGTTGACGCTGACGCAATGGTTTACTTAGAATTAGCTACAAAATAATAGGAGATTGATTTTATGGATAATTTTTTAACTTTAAAAGAGGTTAAAGACTATCTAAGAATTGATTTTGATGATGATTTGTGGTTGCAATCGTTATTGGTTGCAACTATGGATTATCTGAGAGACAGTATAGATGACTTTGATAAAAAACTTGAAAAAGATAAATTTAAGAGTAGAGCAAAAATACTAGCTTTAGTTTTATTGCAGGATTGGTATGATAACAGAGAACACGCTGAAAATAAAGACTTTACTTATACAGTAAGGAGTATGATGACTCAATTACAAGTCAGTGGTAATTATGAATAACATTACTAAAAAACTAAGACATTTGGTTGAAGTATATGAAATGACTACCACTACAAATAGTTTAGGAGAGAATGATAGTACACCTAATCTATTGAAAAAAGCATTTTGTGAGATACTGCCTTTAAATTCTAGTGTTAAATCAGGTGAAGCCAATACAGAAAATAACCAGCACCAATTTAAGTTTACATTTCGGATTAAATCGCTGAAAGGACTTAAAAAGGACTGGTTTTTTATTTTTGAGGGTTTAAAGTACGAAGTTATTTATTTTAATAGAGATTTTAAAGACAATCAATTCCTAGAAGTTTTTTGCAATAGAGTTGAGGAGTAACAATGGACGGATTTACTATTGAGGAATTAGATAAACTTGAAAAAGAAGTATTACGCCTAGCTGGAAAATATCCTAATGAGACTAAAAAATTCTTACAAACGCAAGGAAATAAATTGAAAGCTAAAACTAAAAAAATTGCTAAAAGTAAAGTTAAATCTAAAAAAGGTAATTATCTGAGAGGTTTTAAACGTGGTAAATACTACAAATATAATGGAGAAGACGATTGTATTAGAGTTTATAACTATATGTCTCACGCTCATTTGATTGAAAACGGACATATCATCAAAGATAGGACTGGTAAAGAACACGGATTTAAAAAAGGATATTTTGTTTTAGAACAGGCTCATAGAGATTATTATGATGAGTTTGTTAAAGCTACCGATGATTTTGTGGGTGAAGTAATAAAGAATGGAGGGTTTTAGATGATTAAGTTGAGTGAAATATTAAAAGCGGTCAATAGTACATTAAATAAAGCCTGTCCTGATGTAACGATTGATAGTAAAGATTTATCTGAGAGTTTCAATAGACCTAGTTTTAGGACTGAATTAGATGGTTTGAAAACAAGTGCTTTTATGACAACTTTCAAGGAGAGACGTTTTACTATCAGGATTTACTTTTTTAATACTGTAATCGGTAAAGGTAAAGAAGAACGTTTAAAAGTAATTGAAGCAATAGAAGACGCTTTTTTAGGCTCAGTTAAAGTAAATGATACTTTTATCATACCTATTGATGACATTGAATTTGATGAGACTGATGACGGAGTTTTGATTGCTAGTTTTGATAGCTTAACAATGGAAAAAATAGAAAATGATGTTGATGAGCATATGATGGAAGAATTGGAATATCGTTTTGATAAAAAGTAATGTTACGTAACAAATAGGAGGTTATAAGATATGGGATTACCTAGTATTGAGATAATTTTTAAACAATTAGCTGTTACAGCTATAAAAAGAAGTCAATTAGGAATAGTTGGACTTATAGTGAATGAAGTAGGTAAAAATTGGACTATGAAAGAGTATAAAACAGTTGTTGACATCGACTCTAATGATTTCTCAGCTGAGGTTTTACCTTTAATCAAAGATACTTTTGAATATACACCAAACAAAGTATTAGTTTTTAATAATGGTGCTGGAACATTATCAGATACATTGAAATTAGTAGCACAAGAGAGAGTAAATTGGATTGGATTAGCTTATGATGGAGCAAGTGGAGATACAGCAACCCTTGTAAGTTGGATTAAGTCAATGAGAAAAGCTGGTAAAACTTATAAAGCTGTTGTATTTAAAGCTACAAAGCCAGACAACAAAGGAATTGTAAATTTAATGAATGACAAAGTAACTTTTGTTGACAGCAGAGGAGAGGTTGACGGTTGGCAATATGTACCTAGTGTACTTGGAATGTTAGCAGGGCTACCAATGACACGTTCAGCTACAAGTTTTCTTTGTGGAAATTTAAAGGAAGTATCTATATTTGATGATATAAACGATGTCATCGATAAAGGTGGATTTTGTCTTTACAAAGATGAGGGTGATATAAGGGTTGCTAGAGCGTGTACGTCTTTACAAGAAATCACACAAGATGAGACTGAGGATATGAAAGATATTATCATTATTGAAAGTATGGATTTAATGAGAGA